TGCCCAATCCCATTTGCATGGTTTGGCCGACGACCGCCCTGACCTGATCCTGGTTCAACCCGTACTGCTGCTGCAGCCCGTACACCGCCCGACCCAACTGCTCGTCGGCTTCGCGCTGTGCGAATCGCTGTTCGAGTGCTTCGCGTGCGCGGCGCTCGACATGCAGTTCGCGTTCCAGGGGATCGTCGAACTCGGGCTCTTGATCCGCAACAGCGTCTCGCTGCTGCTGCGGTGTCAGACCGAGGTAATCCTCGACTGACATCTGGGCCCGGTTGGCGAGAATCTGGATCGTGAGACCCGGATTCTGAGTCATCGCTTGATGGAGTCGCAGCGCATCTTCATGCTCTCTGCGTTGTTCCGCGAGTTCCTGGCTGTGACGTGTGAACGCCGCCTGCCGTTGGTATCCCTGTAGCGCTTCCGACAGCGGAACCGATATTTCCTCGCCATCGACTTTGACTTTGACGTGCCTATTGGCAATCGAATCGTCGAGTTCGAGATACTCGGGTGCTGCTGGTGTAGATGGTGTTTCGGACTGTTCTGGCGAGTACTCGGTTTGTCCGCTTTCAGCGGGACCGCCCTCTACCGGCGCCTCGAACGAGGCTGGTGCATCACTCACGAGTGCCCCTTTGGATTTGTTCGTGGTGTGAGCGGATCATAGCCACACACGAATCAGACCGGGGGCATTGCCTCCATTGGCGGTCCACCACCGGCCATCATTTCTTCTGGCGGCGGTCCTTGTCCTTGCGCCATCATCGCTGCCATCATCTCTGGCGGCATTGGTGGCATCGGCGGTGCGCCTTGCATTTCTGGCGGCGGTCCAGGCGGCATCGGTGGTGGGCCAGGCGGCTCACCACCGAGTTGCTGCAACGACTGATCGGCGCCTTCGGGCGGTGGCGGTGGCGGCGGTGTCTGCACGAAGCGGCTGGCGTCTTTGATGCCGAAGCCCTTCTGCAGCAACTCCGAATAGAGCGCGGGCATGTTGACGACACCGGCCTGCATGAACGGTGCCGAGACATCGACGATCTGCAGCGCCGATTGACGCCGGAACGTCTCGTTGCGAGGCTCGGTCGAACCGCCCTGCACTTCGAAGTCGAACTCGCCTTTGAGGCGGTCAGCATCGAAGTTGACCCAGCCCTTGACGGGCATCGTGACGATGCGAGCGACCTGTTCGCCGGTCGTGTACTGCTGCATCAGGCCGACGATGCGCTCACCGATTTCGGACAGGACGCCTTCCACCTTGGCGAGCCGGTCCTGGGCGCGCGCATTGGCGGCGTCTTGGATCATCGCCGCCTCGGTGGCGGTGCGCTTGATCTGCTGCTGCGGCTGACCGCGCTGGTAGTCGCTGACGCCTGAGACACGATCGAGGTCGTTGCTGATCATCGCCGACTGATCGAAGAACTCGGCGGGGGTGATGATCGCCGGGACGGGACGCATCGCCGACTCGGGGTCGGTATCGCCCTGGACGGGGATCATGATGTTGTCGCGGTCGGACTCCATCGCTTCGATGCCGTCCGTATCGAAACGGTCGCGGGCGTACAGCCACGCACGACGGAACTTCTTGCGGTAGTTGAACATCTGCGTGCGGGTCTCGTTCAACTCCAACTGCAGCGACTCGATCTGGCACACGTCGCCCATCGGGTAGAAGTGATCGGGAATCTCGTAGTTGCGCAGCATCACGAACGGATGCCCGAACGCGTACGGAATCTTGGTGGGCTTGATCAGGTAGCCGGGGTCGTCGTCGTCGTCGCTGCCGGTCAGCGCGAACGTGCAGACCTTGTTGCGGCGCAGGTCGTAGAACTCGATCACTTCGGCGAAGCGGATCGCGCCCTGGTCGGGCTTCTCGCTACCGTCGCGGGCGTCGCTGCTGTCGGAGTCCCAGCGTGACCACGACGAGCCACCGACACGCTTGCGCACCGAGGCCGAGTAGCGGCTGTCGACCTGCACGTCCTGCACGGGACGCCACGTCCGCTGCGCGATCCAGCGCATCTCTTTCGGGTGGCGAGCGTCGGGATCGACGAACATGTCGAACACGCTGATGCGCTCGATGAACGGGCGGTCGTCGTCGGTCTGCAGCATCTCCGACTCGACGTTGCCCTCTTTGTCCTCGCGGTCGTCGATGCCTTCTTCGGGCCCAGCCTCGGTCTCGGCCTGGGGCTGATCGACGTCGGCCGGTTTGATTTCCGGCGTCTTCGTCCAGCGGTATCCGGTCTTGATCCAGCCGTGGCCGACGAGCAGCCAATCGAGGATCGACAGACGGAACTCACGCTGGTAGTCGTAGGTGCGCCACAGCCAGTTCAGCACTTCTTCGGTGATGATCGCCGTGAAGCCACTCTCGGGGTTGCGGGCGTTGACGACGAAGCGCGGGTTGTTGATCGCCACGGCCGGGGCCATCACGTTGATCGTGGCGAAGATCATGTTGACGACGAGCGCGTCGGTGGACGGATCGCTGTCGAGATACCGGCCTTGATACAGGTCGATGTAGCGCTTCCAGGCGTTGTCGTAGTTGGTCGTCTTCGATGTGCGCCAGTTCTTCGATCGCTTCAACTCGTGGTGGTAGAAGCGCAGCAGTTCCGCCTGGGTCTTCACAACCGTTCCACGTCCGTCCTACGCGCCAACTCGCGCTCGTTGTCGGTGCCGAGATGTTCGCGCAGGTACTCGCCTTTGGTCTTGTGCCATCCGCCGTGGCCGACGAGCGCCCCGCCGCGGAAGGCGAAACCGACGCCTCTTACCCGACAACGGAAACACTCGTCATGCCCCGATTCGGCCTGCTTTCCGCAGGCACAGTTCACGTCACTCCGGTTTGCTGGTCGAGCCACGTCACGAGCGTGGCCCGATTCCTGTTGGCGCGCTCGCGGTCGAGCAAGTTCTGAATGATGTCGTCACGGAAGTCGTTGTTGGCGAGACCGTTGACGTACGCCTTGACGTCGTCGATGGTGCCATCGAGAACATCTTCCTGGGCGGCGGTCGATGTGAACACCAAAGCGTTCGACACCTGAGCGTCCGGGTTATGAACGGTGATGTCGTAGGACATCGCTGCGGTCGGTAGGAAGCTGCAAGTGATCGACGTGGGGCTGACGACGACGGTGTTCGTCATCGCGATCGCTCCAGTGTAGGCGACCGCGCCTGTCACGAACCCCGATCCGGTGATCGTGAGGGCTGCCTCCACGAAGACCACGCCCGTTGTGGGCGTCAGTGTCGTGAGCGCCAATCCCGCAGGAGCCGGGGGCGCAACCCCCGACTCCCATCCGTTCTGTCCCCAGGGCATCCCGTCGTCGGGGTAACCGCGGTAGTCACTTCGTTGCCCCGACCGTTGATGTCGCCCCGGTGCATGGGCCTTCTGCGTCTGCAAGAAGGTCTCTGCCATCACATCACTCGTCCTTGTTGTCTCCTGTGCGCTTGCGCGCGGCCTCGACCGGGTTCGCACCCTCGTTCAGCACCGCGTACTGCTCATCCTGTTGGTTGACACCTTCGCCTGCGCGGAAGGGATTCTCTTTGCCTACCTCGGGGCTGTCGGTGCTGTACACCTTGCCGTCGCCGCCGATCACTTCGCCTTCACGAAGATTGCCGGGACCGCGATCGCTGCCCGATTCCCTGTCGTTGTCCTTGGTCTTGCTCGTCATGGGATTATCTCCTGCCGTGATTGTGGCACGTTCATGTTCGCCGGACGGCGAACTTCCCTATTGGTTCCCGATCCTTGGTGATTGAACCTTTGCGCTTGTTACTGATCACATCGTCGAACGACTGACCGAATGTCTGCTTCTGCCACCAGCCGAGACTCATCGGCGGCGGTTCGCGCTTGGGCTGGAACTCGGAGAACCACACGAACTTCAACATCTGCACCGCGATCGCGAGACTGATCACACGGTCATCGAACGGTGATCCCTGCATCTTGCCTTTGTCGGTGCGGACGTAGGTTCGCAACTCGGCGAGCGTCTCGGCGTCGTGGAGGGTCAGCTTGCCCTCGGGGCGTAGCTCTTTCGCCAACTCGTCGATCATGAGCGGCTTGGTAACTTGCGTCGTGTGGAACCCAAGTACGTCGGTTGGGACGGAGTGTTTGTACTTCGGGGATCGTTCGTAATAGATGGGGAAGTACTTGGCGCGCTGAATGGCCTTCAGGACGGTCAGTCCATGATTGTTCGATTCCACCCCGAGCAGGGCTTGTCGATAGAAGCGCCCGAGCGGAACGAGGATGTCGGAGCCGAACAGGTCGGGGTCGATGATCCCGTGCCAATGAGCTACTACCTCACCGTTGCGAGCATTGATGACGTGAGCCGATGCTTTGTCGCTGTGCTCCAACCCCTGGGACGGGTCTGCGCCCACGACGTAACGATCGTCGTTGTTGGGCCACGCCCATACCCGCAGGGCACCCCCGTCTTCTACGAAGCGAAGTTCGGCAGTCAGGTAGCCGCGCGTGAGTGGATCAGACGAATCAATCTCGCGCAGCATCCGCAGGTCGAACACCGGGCGTCCTGATTTCAGGAACGCGTCCTCGGGGTTGTCGGGGTATTCCTGGGCCATCTGCCAGTCGGGGAGTTCGGCGTTCTTGGCGTCGTACCA